TTTTCTTTGGTGAACCACAACAGCCACAATTGCCAATGCTTCCACCACCTGCACCGATTGAAGCTCCTGTCGTTGAAGAGCGAGAGGATATGAGTAAAGAGGTTCGGCGCAGGGAAGAACTTGTTAAGCAGGAATCAATGGATCGAGCGAGACAAAGGAAAGGAAGACTGGCAAGTATTATCGCTGGCAAGTCTGGTGGACTCGGATCAAGTCAAATTCAAACAGCATCAAAACAACTTTTGGGGGAATAATGAGCTTCATTGCACAAATCGTAACAAATGGAACGGCTGCCGGGTCTGTCGAATGGCCTGGTGGACAAGGGAAATTCTATGCTCATGCGTCTACTTCGTGGGGTGGTGACACTCTCAGGATTCAATATTTGGCTGATACTGACGGTTCTACTGACCGTTGGGTTAACATTCAAGTATTAAGTCTTAGTGATAATGACATGATTGATTTTTCTTGTCCGCAAGGAAGGCTTAGAGCAGTGAAGGCAGGAACAGGATCGACGGGTCTTGATGCCTGGGTTGCAAGAGTCATGACATAAAAAGGGGGCGTGATGAACGCTGACAAGATTATCAGCCTCCAGGGACACTTGGAGACTCAGAGAACCAACTTTGATAGCCATTGGCAGGACGTAGCCGAATACGTTGCACCAAGACAGAATTACTTTCAAAGCACTAGGACGCAAGGTGAGAGAGTCAATCAGAAGATCTTCGATTCAACTGCAATCATTGCTAACAATCGTTTCGCAGCTTCGATGTCTTCTCTCATGACTCCAGCAAACCAGATTTGGCACAAGCTAATACTTGCCAAACGACAAGAGGCAAGCCAAGAAATTAAAGAGTATTTGGATACTTTGAATGAACTTTTGTTCTCTTTTCGGTATAGAGCAATGAGCAACTTCGGAACCACTACCAATGAAGTCTACCTCGACTTGGGGGCTTTTGGTAACGGGGTCATGTTCACTGGCTACGACATTGGAAAAGGCCCGGTTTACACAAGCTGTGGTCTTGAGGGCATGTACTGGCTGACTGATGAATTCAGAAGAATCAATCTAATCCATCGTCGATACAAGATAACTTCAAGGCAAATGCTTGAGCAGTTCGGGGAAGATGCTTTACCTGATATGGTCTTGAAGGATCTGAAGAAAGACGGAATGAAAGAATGGGAAATCATTCACGCAGTCTATCCGAATCAAGAAATTGAAGAAGGGCGTTCAGATTTCAAGGGCATGGCTTGGCGGTCTTATTACGTTCTACGTGGGTGCAATGACACAAAGCGCATTCTTTCCGAGGGTGGCTACAGGACAATGCCTTACTCTATTGCTCGTTACTCAGTAGCAAGTCAAGAGACTTATGGGCGATCTGTAGCAATGGAATGTTTCCCTGATATTAAAACAGTCAACCAGATGGGCAAGACAAATCTGAGAGCAGGGCATAATGCGGTTGAACCTCCATTGATTGCTAGTGAAGACTTGAACATTGGATTGAAAATGTACCCAGGTGCTATCAATTATGGCGGTATTGATTCAATGGGGAATGATGTTGTAAAGCCATTGCTCACTGGTGCAAACCTTCCGATAGCTTTGGAACTTGAGAACCAAAGGAGACAGTCAATCAACAACTCTTTCCTTGTGAACTTGTTTCAAATCCTTGTGGAAGGACCACAGATGACTGCCACAGAGGTTATGCAAAGAGCGCAAGAGAAAGGCGTTTTACTGGGACCAGTCTACTCAAGAATGCAAGCTGAGTTCTTTGGGCCATTGATTCCAAGAGAACTTGATATTCTTGATATGATGGGCGTGTTACCAGAACCTCCAGAAGAATTGCTTGAAATGGGAGCAGAATATGAAGTGGAGTATCAGAGTCCACTAGCTAAAGCAGCGAAATCAGAAGAGGGAATCGCAATCTTGAGAACTCTTGAGGCTGCTGCTCCATTAGCTGAGATTGATCCTGATGTTGCTGCACTAATTAAAGCAGAGGAATCAGTAAGAGAACTTGCAGACATTTACGGAATGCCAGCGAGACTTTTGAAATCTGAAGAAGAGATGGAGCAATACAGACAAGCAAAGAATGAAGACATGGAAATGCAGCAAATGCTACAAGCTGCCCCAATTGCTGCGAGTGCTGCGAAGGATTTAGCACAAGCACAACAGATGGAAGTTATGGAGCCAGATGCGATATTAGGAGTTGAATAATGCCAGAAAAGAAAGCCACAAAGAAAAAGACAGTCAAGAAAGTAGAAGCACTAAAGGCAAGCAGTACAGGAGTTTGCACTTGGTACGATATCAGCAAGGGAACAGAGAAATTCCTGGAAATTGCTGGTCTTGCTTCAGGTGCAGCCAAAGGTGTTTTTCCTAACGCAGTGAGAGAGGATGCTTTCAAGGTTGTCGTGACGATTGAGAAAGCATAGTGGAAGAGAAGAAGAAGATAATATCAGCGTATCAATCCTTATTTGATGCGTCGAATGAGAGTGCAAGGATTGTTAAGTCAGACCTGGCAGACTTTTGTTATTTGCTTCAATCAACCACTCAATCAGATGATTCTAAAAAAGTTGATCCAATTGCAACAGCCCGAATGGAAGGCAGACGGGAAGTAATGTTGCATATTTTGAAATACATGAACGTGAATCTTGCACAACTTGAGTTAATGATTCAAGCGCAAGAACAGGAGGCAAGACGATGGAAGTAGAAGGACAAGTAGCAGAAGCTACCCCCGAAACACCAGCAGAACAAACCGAAGCACCACAAAGCTGGTTTGATTCATTTGAAGATGGAGACTTGAAGGGCTTTGTTGAAGCTAAAGGGCTCAAGAGTGCGGAGCAAGCGGTTAAGAGTTACCGAGAGGCTGAGAAGTTTCTAGGCGCACCAAAGGACAAGCTTTTAAGGTGGCCTGATGAACTGAACGAGGAAACACTTGCGCCAATCTATGACAAGTTAGGCAGACCTGAAAGCCCTGAAGGTTATGAGTTTCTAAAAACAAAAGAAGGTCAAGTAACCGAGTTTGGGAAGAACTTTGGAGAGTTATCCCACAAAACTGGTTTATCAGTGGATCAGTCCAAGGCAATCTTTGAATGGGCGCAATCTCAAGAGCAAGCAATGCAGGAAGCAGAAGCCCAGGCTTTAGAGGTTAGTAAATCAGAGTTGAAGCAGGAGTGGGGGCAGAATTACGACAAGAATCTATCCCTTGCCAGACATGGTGCAAAAGAGTTCGGAGTATCTGAGGAAGATATTAACAGCCTTGAGCAAGTTCTTGGACACAAAAAGACGATGGAGCTTTTTGCGAGAGCTGGTGAGCGGTTTGGAGAACATGAGTTTAAAGGGAATCCGCTTAACAGCAATCAGCAATACACGCCACAAGGAGCGCAAGCGCAGCTTGAATCTTTAATGAATGACACAGAATTTATGAAGAGAATCCAGGCAGGAGATACCAAGGCAATTGAAAAGCATTCCCAGCTTGTAAAGATGGTCGCTTTGGGATAATATAAGTCAATCCTTTTTTACTAGAGCGCATTTAGAGTTTAGCCTCCTTCGGGGGGCTTTTCTTTTTGCTGTTGACATTTATTCACAATGAGTTCACAATATAAGGTGAACAAGTTCGGTGGATAACCAGTCAGGCCCACTTCCAGTTCATTCACAGCCCCCAGACGGGACAAGCTAAAACCAAAGTCAATTTGTATTAGTTTAATCCCTGGAGGGGAAAAATGAGTCAAAATATTACTAATTTGATGGTGACTCAATTCCAGGCAAACTTGCGTCTAGCAGCTCAAGCTATGGACTCTCGTTTGATGGATTGTGTCGAGATTGAATCAGGTATTGAAGGTGATCTTTCAAGTCCTGTAACAATTATCGGAGCTTTAACAGCTCAAAAGAAGACAAGCCGAAACAGTGACACCGTATACAGTAACGTCGATTATGATCGTAGATGGTATGAGCCAACTGCCTATCAACTGTCTGACCTGTTTGACTGGGACGATGTAATCAAGGTTTCTGGTCCGTATGACCCAAAATCTAATGTTCTTCGTGCTTTCGTTGCTGGTTTGAAGCGTGCTTGTGATGATCGAATCCTTGCAGCCATGTTTGCAACTTCGAAGACTGGTGTTAAGGGTGGAAGCACTACTTCTTTCGATTCTAACAACATCGTGCCATTGGCAACTGGTGGGGCAAACTCAGGTTTGAACGTAGCCAAGCTGAAGGCAGGAGTTGAGATTTTTCTCGGCAATGATGTTGATGAAGAAGATATGCTTTATTGTGCAATCACTGCA